AACCCCTTCGCGCTCGAGGGCGGGCTTCGGATCCCGATCAGGATTCATCCGCGCGTGCCCCCGGGCACGATCATCGGTTGGGCCGAGAACCTGCCGATTCAGTACCAGTCGAACGAGGTGCCGAACGCCGCCGAGCTTAAGACGCGGCAAGACTACTACCAAATCGACTGGCCCCTCGTCACACGCCAGCGTCAAGTCGGCGTCTATGCTGAGGAAGTTTTGGCCGTTTATGCACCGTTCGCAATGGGTGTCATCTACAACATTGCCAACGGTTGATACAGGCTCATAACGGCGTCTCTGACCTGGTCGCATTACCGACCGTCTATTCCGGTGTAGGACGCCGTTAGGCACGGCAGGAGCGGTAGCCGCACGATTTCCACGGAGTCGTGCGGACGCTGCGCAAGGCCCCGTAAAACTGTTCCACAATGGCGGCTTGTCGTTCACAGCAACGCAATGTATTGGCGGCGAGTGATGAAATGGCCCCGAGGGTTGACACGATGACCACCGATCAGCCTATGACTGTCGCCATCACCTCCGATGATCCCGTGTTCAAGGTGATGCAAGAGATCAACCGGGCTTTTTTTTCCGCGGCTCAATGTATCGGAGTGCCGGCCGCGTTGGAGGGGCTCGCCAATATTCTAGTCATAAACCTCGCCGCCGGTTATGGGGAAAAGGCGGCGATGGCAACGCTCGGCGATATTGCTAGAAATGCGAGACCAATCGCTAGGATGTGGAGCGCCGTCGCTGTCGCGGCGGATCATGAGCCAGGACATGCGTGATGGCTAACTTTGCTTCTCCCGGAGCAAGCTTTGGCGACCTGACAACGCTCACCGATGTCAAGGCGTGGCTGCAAACCGGGCAGAGCGCCTTTCCGACGACTGACGATGCACTGCTGACGCGTCTAATCACGGCCGCGAGTCAATTCATTCAGACGTGGTTGAATCGGCAAATCTCCTCGCAGGACTGGATCGAGATTCGAGATGGCATCGGCGGCCCCGTCAGTCCGTACGAAATGCGATACCAATTCGCGACATTTCCGGTGAGTGCCGTTAGCCTGGTTGTCGTCGACGGCCTGACGATTCCTCCGATCCTACTTTCCCAATCGGCGCAGCCCGGCAGCGCTGGTGTCAGCAACTTCGCGATCCAAGAGGGGTACCTTTTCACCCCGACGCAGCTCGTCATCAGAGGTTACGCGGTACCGCGCAAGGCCGGATGCGTGACCCTGCAATACACTGCGGGCTATTCCGTAATACCGCCGGACCTGGCACAGGCCTGCATCGAGCTCGTGGCGCTGAGGTACCGCGAACGCAGCCGCATTGGCGAGGTTGCGCGGGCGATCGGCGGTGGCGAGACCGTGTCGTACTCGCAAAAGGACATGAGCGACTCGATAAAGACGCTAATCCAGGCATATCGGGTGGTCGCCCCGATCGGCGGATTCCTGTTTCCGGCACCAACCCAAACAGATACCGCGACACTCGCCGGTGCCGTGTGATCACCGCCTATCTCGTTGGCGACCAGCAGTTGCTGGAGCGACTGAGCACACTGCCGGACGCGGTTAATTCGGGGCTCCTGCGCGCGATCACCCAGCTTGGGATCGAGCTCCAGCGCGACGTGCAGCAAAACAAGCTCAGCGGGCAGGTGCTCAGAAGCCGCACCGGGTCACTGAGGTCGAGCATTGACCTCCGGATCGATCAGAACGGCGGCGCCATTGCCGCGAGCGTTTTTAGCGACAGCAGGTATGCCGGCGCACAGGAATACGGTTTTTCTGGAACAGTAAGTATCAGAGCCAGTTTGCGGCGCATCACGGAGGCCTTTGGTCGACCGATCGCGGGGAAGACGATCAATATGCGGAGCTACAATCGCGGTATGGATCTCCCCGAACGCTCATTTCTGCGCTCGGCGCTTGAGGACATGAGGCCGGCGATCTGCGAAGAGGTGGAGACAGCTCTAACCGAAGCGGTGTCGCGATGAGTCGCCACAGTCCCCGCGATCGGAGCAGGACCGATGATCATCCGTGAATCGATCTATGCGGCGCTCTGGACCCTCGGGGCCGGCGCTGCAAACTTCGCCAGCGCCAATCGTCGGCTGCGACATTGGGCCGATGTGGCCCCGTCGGAACAGCCTGCGCTGTTCATGGCGGAAAAAGGCGGGCACGCCGTAACCAAAGCTCTGGGATCCCCGATCGCTTGGATGCTCTACGCCGATTTCTACGTCTATGTCCATTCGAGCGATCCCTACCTGGCGCCCGCAATGCTTCTGAACCCGCTTCTCGACGCGCTTGAAGCTGCTCTCGCGCCATCTCCGGCGACTGGTATTCAAAACCTCGGACTGCCCGCGATGGTGCAGCACGCCTATATCTCCGGAAAGGTCGAGACTGATGAGGGCGTGCTCGGCGATCAGGCGATTGCGATCGTCCCGGTCGAGATCTTGTGCGTCTGACCACACAACCCGAGGACACACGTTAGAGCAAAGAGAAGTACCCGAAATCTGGGTTTCTCTCCTGCTGTAATAAACCCTATTCGTAGGAGTACCCGATGGCCGTGGCAGGGTCTGAAGCAAGTGTGTCTCTTCCTGAGGATATTGATCAAAGCGATCAAAGCCATATCGTACCGCTGGTCAAGGCTCCTGCGATAGACCAGCTGATCGAACGCTGGTGGGATGACCATTTCCCGGGCTCGGCGATCGCCCGCGATACGCAAGCCTGGAATGTCGCCCATGCAGCCAAGGAGATGCTGAAGCGGCTTTTGAAAGGGAGTACATGAAATGCAATTGAGCTTCGGCACTGGTGCGGTTTGGGGCGAACGCAGCGACGTGATCGGGTCCGGGATCGGCCCACGCCAGTTCGGCGTGCTTCAGGATATCCAGATTGATTTCGATTGGACCGACAAGCCGCTTTACGGGCAGCTTCAGTTCCCCGTGGCGATAGCCCGCGGCCAAGGTAAGATCACCGGTAAGGCGAAGTTCGCCCAGATCCTCGGATTGCTTTATTCTGACATCTTCTTTGGGCTCACCCCAGCCACCGGCCAATTTGCTGTCGCCCAGCTCGAGGCCGCCAGCGTTCCGGCGGTGACGCCTTATACAGTGACTGTCGCCAACGCGACTAATTACAACGACGATCTTGGCGTCGTCTACGCCGGCACCGGCAAACACTTCAATCGCGTGACAACGCCTTCTGGAGCCGGTCAATACTCCGTAAACTTCGCTACCGGAATCTATACTTTTTCTTCCGCCGATGCGAGCGGAGGCGTTTTGATTTCGTATACTTACAACATAACAACGTCAGGCAACAAGCTGACGATCACGAACCAAGTGATGGGGACCACACCGACCTTTAAGGCTACATTCTACACTAATTATGCTGGTAGCGGGATGGCCTTGCGTCTCAACGCCTGCATGGCCGACAAGTTGTCCTTACCGACCAAGGTCGACGACTGGACGATACATGAGCTCGATTTCTCGGCTTTCGCCGATGCTTCCGGGACGATCGGCTATCTGAGTACGGTCGAGTAATGCTTCCCGGCGTAACGATTGCGATGGGGGGCCGGGATTGGCTGGTCCCGCCTCTCACTCTCGGGCAACTCCGCCGGCTAATGCCAAAGGTGCGGCAATTGACCGAGATCGGGGCGTCAATGGGCGAGACGCAGATCTGCGTGCTCGTCGAAATTGTTGCTGCTGCACTGCAACGCAATTATCCCGAGGCAACGCCAGACATGGTCGAGAACCTGCTCGATCTCGGCAATGCCAGCGCGGTGTTGAATGCTGTTCTTACCGGCTCGGGGTTGAAGCTGCGCGATAACCGCATGGGGGAAGGAGTAGCCCCCGGGGCCAGCCCGGGGGCAGGCTCGACCGACTCGGGGTCACCTCCGGACCCGATCCGGGAGGTGCGGAGGGCTGGGGACCTATCTATGGCCTCCTCGCCACCGCTTGCGGCTACTCCTACCCCGTAATCGACGAAATGACGCTCTTCGATTTCGAAGAGCTCACTGCATATTGGGCCGAGCATCCCCCGCTTCACATACTGATCAGCGCTTATCTCGGTGTCGGCAAAGATCGGCACACAATGGTGCAAATGCCTCCCGGAAGTCCGGAACCTAAAACCAGCTCAGGGCTCGAGGTGCTACTCGCCGAGCTCGGGCCCGGATTTGGTTCGGGCGACGTTCATGCCGGCCTCACTCCGGTGGTGCTCGACTTCACCGAGCTGCGCCGTCGCGCGGGAGCCGGCAAATGACACTCGGGTGTGCTCGTAGGCGGTAAGAAAGCAGCGCCCTCCGGTGCTCTGTCCTTGAAGGGCTATGATGGCCGACATCGAAACCAGCATTGTCATCAGCGCCAATACCGATGATCTGCAGTCCGGAATGGAGGCAGCAGCAAATTCGGTTCAGGCAGCAACCGACGCGATCCGGGCTCAGTTCACGGGGCTTGGAGCCGCGGCCCAACAGGTGCAGTTGCAGATCAGCACGGCCAGCGCCGAGGTGGGGTCGAGTATAGGTGCGCTGCAGGCCCGGGCTGCAGGTCTCGCCGGATCGATCGGTGACCGATTGATCCCGAGCTCCTCCATGGTTGGCACCGCCCGGAATGAGCGGGATCAACTCAACCAACTCAGCGCCGATGAGAAGGTCACCGATGCGAAATTCGCCAATTACAAGGCGTTGATCGATGGCGAGGCTGCTCACGGCCAAATTTCGGTCAATGAACAAATTCGCCAAGAGCAAGAGCTCCTCGATCTCAAATGGTCTTACGATCAGGCCTATTACGAGAAGAAGCTCGAGGCTGCACAAGACGATACCCGCACCCAAGAAAAACTAATCGAGGAACAAGCGCTTGCCTATGAGAAGTATGTCGGCCAAGTGCAAACACTCGACACCAAATTAGCTGAAGCAAATCAAAAAGTATGGGACGGCTTGGTTGCACCAGTCGAACGCGCGATCGATACGTCTGTTACTGGCATCATTCTCGGTACGACGACGGCGCAGAAGGCCCTGGCGAACCTGGCTCAGTCGATCATCGCGGAGTTTGTCAATTCGGCAGTGAAAGGTGTCTTCGGTCAAATTGGCAGCCTATTTGGCGCCAGTCTCCTCGGAGCAGGCGACCAGGACTTTTCGGGCGGCCTCACCGGCGCCGGGGAGGAGTTCGTGGGCGGCGGCCTTGCTGAAAGTATCGGGCTCGGCGGTCTGTTTGGCGCAAGCGGCAGCGTCTTGGGCAGTCTCTTCAAAGGCATCGGTAGCCTATTCGGCTTCGAACGCGGCGGCATTGTGCCGAGCGCGCAAGGCGGCTGGGCGGTGCCGAGCCTCGGTCCTGGCGGCGTGCTCGCCCAGCTTCACAGTAACGAAATGGTGCTGCCGGCCAATATCTCGCAGGGTCTTCAAAATTTGATCACCGCACCGAACGGCGCCAATACCGGCGGCGCTGGTTCACCTGTAGTCGTCAACTTTGGCGTCTCGGCAATGGATAGCCAGGATGTGGCGCGATTTTTTCGCAGCAACGGCGGTGCGCTCGTCGCAGCGATCAACAACGCGCTACGCAACGGCTCTGCACTGCGGGCTAGCTGATGCCAGACACTGGGGTTTTCCCGGAACTGCCGGGGCTCGCGTGGAGCGTCACCAAGTCACCGACCTTCCAAACCCGTGTGCAGCGCGCGGTGTCAGGACGGGAATTACGGGCGCTCGATTATCCTTACCCCTTGTGGCAGTTTACGCTGATATTCGATTTGCTCCGCGATAATCCGGCAGCCGGCTACGACGAGCTGCGAACCCTAATGGGTTTCTTTATGCTCTGCCAGGGTGCCTTTGGCACATTCTTGTTTCGCGATCCAAGTGACGATCACGTCGCCGGACAGCAGATCGGTGTCGGCAACGCTAGTGCCACCGTTTTCCAACTGCAGCGGGCAATGGGCACTGCACTCCCGGGTGGCGGCTTCATAGAGCCGATCGTGGCGCCGAACGTTGTCAGTGCGGTTTACCTCGACGGCATTACGCAAAGTCCGGCAACCTATAGCGTCGACCCGCAAACCGGACCGGTCACATTCGCAACGCCTCCGAGCAGTGGACTGACCATCACCGTCGACTATAGCTATTACTTTCGCTGCCGGTTCGTCGACGACAGCTACGCCTTCGAGAATTTTATGTTTCAATTGTGGCAGCTCAAGAAGCTCACCTTTATCTCGGTGCGGTCGTGAAGCCAGCTTCCGCTGCCCTGACCGCGCTGCTCTACGGCAGCGAGCAGTTTATCATGGCTGACCTCTATACCTTCACCTTGGTCGGCGGATCAATTCTGCGGTATTCGGCAGCGCCGACTGCGCTTATTGTCAACGGTCAGACTTTTGCATCGGGCCCCAAATTCGAGCGCTCGAAGACGAAGGTCGTCATCGGTGTCCAAGTCGACGAGCTCGATATAAAGGTTTATCCCGAACCAACCGACTTGATCGGCGATTTACCGTTTTTGGAGGCGGCCTGGCAAGGTCAGCTCGACGGCGCGCTGCTGCAGCTCGAAAGGGCCTTTATGCCGGCCTACGGCGATACCAGTC